TGTAATTAGCGTTTGCCAATTGGTTAAGCGCTGCAACAATAGCGTCAAATTGGTTAGCTTCGTCAACTGAATCAGCTAAATCACCCGCAGCGAATGCAGTTGCATCAGTAATGATTCCGCTTAATTGCGCACCTGAACCCGTTCCACTCAAAATTTGTGTGTCCTCAACTTCAAGAAGTTTTTCCGGCGCACGCGCTGAAAGGTATGAAGTCAATTGTGGTGTATCTGCCAACATTTCTTCAGAAATACGGAAATAAGTTCCAATTTTTCTAACGTTAGCATCTGCCGCAGTCATATCGAAATCGGACTGTGTTAATGTAGCGCCTTCAGCAGTTGCCGCAGCACCGTTTGAATATCCGCTTTCTTTTACGAAACGTACAACATCACTTTGTGTTGAACCTTGAGCCAATAACTGACGAATATGTGTCGGTCTTGTTGGATCAAACTTATATCCTGGTACTCTGTCCGCAGGAATTACTTCACCGGTGAAATCAGCGCCAATAGTCATGTCCGCTTTGATTTCAAATGATGCGCTTCTTGAATTTCCTTTTGCAAGGCTTTCAATTGCACCACCTTCAAATGCTTCGTTTAAAGCGCCTTTGAATGTCATTCTTTTTTTAGCGCTGAACATTTTTTTGTTAGATACTTCAATCGCATCTAATCTCTCGTTTAATTTTGTCGCCATTTCTGAAACTTCAGACTTAACGATTTCGTTTGCCTTAACAACAACGTTTTCAACAACTTCGTTGTTAGACTTTTCGATTTTTGAATCAATAGCAGTATTGAATTGATCCAATTGGTTTTTTAAATTTTCTTCCATTTTTATTTTTTTAAGGAATTTATTAAATAATTGAACACTTCAGAATCATTGTTTTTTACCTCAACATTCGGCGAAGTGATTTCATCAACCGGCTTCGTGAACTCAATAAATAATGATTTTAGTTTTTGTATTTCGGCTTCAATGGCAAATCCCATTTCGTCCGATATTTCGCCTTTGCGAATTAATTTTGTTAGGTTGTCGTAACGCTTTGAAAGTTTATCAACGTCGATATTACCTTTTACGTCTAATATTTTGGCTTGGTCGTTTGCTGCTAATGTTACGGCGCTTATTTCGTACAGTTTAACTTCTGTAATTTCTCTGTAATCGCCTTTATTGTTTTTTTGCATTGGCATAATACCAACTGAATTTTCGGTAATTACACCGGACTTCATTAACTCGACAACGTCTTTTCCTAATTGTGTTTTAGCAATTTCCGCCACGAATACCAAACCTTTTTCGTCTTCATATAATTCAGTCATTTTGCCAATTGGTTGGTTCATATCGTGCTGATATAAATACTTGACGCGTTCACCGTTTTCGGCAATAGTCTTTTTGTACGCGCCTTTCATAATAACGTCATTGTCGGAATCTTTATTTCCGAAATAACTCCCGTAACCTTTTATAATTCCGGCCTTTTCGTCCGCGTCGATTAATTCACCAACCGGCGCCGCTTTGTAAAGAATTGTATTCATATTGAAAAATTTTTGTAAATATACGATTTTTAAAAATTATTAAATCCGCCACCGGCAACACCAAAACCAATGGTTGAAATATCACCAACAGTTTGCGCACCTTCAATTGGGAAATATGCAACAGAACAACGGCAATTGATACATTCCGCAGCACCGCCCATTGGATCGCCTGGAAACATCATTGGTTGACCGCCAACAATAAAAGCATCATTTGCCGGAATTGGATTTTCGCTTCCGGCTTCTGAATGTGTATCGCGAACCCTATCGTCAAAACTTGCTATCCATTCTTTTTGTAATTGTTCCGGCGGGAAAATAGATTGTGCGGCTTGCGTTTGTGCAAAATTAGCCGCCGCCGTCGCTTCAGTACGAACCAAACGTTCGGATTGCCATTGTGAATACTTATTGAATTGGTTTCGTAATATTCGGCCACGTTCAACCGCGCCCAATGTCATAAACTCCGGATCACGCATCAACCTTTGTGTTATATCTATTAAAGTTTTTCGAGCCGTTCCGCTAACTAATGTAACACGTTCCGCGCCCATTGCTGAACCAAACGCGCCAAATGCATCGCGCCATATATCGTCAACCGCTGATGTGTCAACGGCTTTTTTTATAAATATATTTATATTATTGACGTACCATTTAGCAAACCGCATTCCAATATCTGTATATAAATCACGATAAATTTTTAATAAATCTTTGTCGTCAAATAATAGTTGGAAATTTGTTTGACCGTCTGCAATAAACGATTCAATGCCTTTGTTGTATTCACGTTTATACAAACGCTTTACAATGGCGATTTGTTTTTTTTCGGCAATGTCCAATTGCTTTTCGAACGCCGATTGCCATTTGTCCTTGTCTATTGCCAAACTAATCGTTTATTTGGTTTAGTTTTTTATTTACCCAATCACGCATTGCAGTTCCACCCCAAAGATTCCAGGAAACAAAACCATTGTCGCGCCATGGTGTGTCCTTATAGCGGTCCGCAATTGTTTGGTTGCCTTCGTGACGCGCAAAAAATGATTTAATGCGGTTAAGCATTTCAACTGTTAATGGTTCGCGGTTTGCTAACATTGACGCACGACGCCAACCCGTAGGCGTTCCCGCGCGTACCTCATCACCGTATTTTTCGCGCCATTCAATCATTCGTTTTGCGTTATTGGTTGCGGTCTGCGGGTATGTTGTAAACGTTTCGTTTTTTTCTGTTGGTTTGTCTTTGCTGCTCATTGGGTGACCTTCGGGTAATAAATCGGTGTCGTGTTTGCCACCTCTAAATTTACCGTTCTTTAATGCATATAAGAATGAATTAACGCGGGCCATTGCCCATTGTTGCGGTGATGATACTGAAGGCCGTACACTTGACGGGTTTGTTCTATATGCACCAATACCGCGTTCGTAAACCTCAAACAATATTGAAACGGTTGTTCGTTTGTCTTTGTCGTCACCAACTTCGTCGTTGTGTTCGTCGATTTTGTTTTGTAACGCTAATTTAAGGCGTTCCGAAATCTCTTTTTTTTTTGGGGTTTCGCCTTTGTTTAAAAACTTATTGACGTCAACGTCTATACTTTCAACCGGCATTTCAACGTCATTAGATTGCACCGGAATAAGATTTGCCGGGATATAATAATCATCTAATTGCGTCGTTTCTTCATCTTTTCCGTAATTCATAGCGGCGCGCTTTTCGTTTGGTGTGATCCACCACGCCTTTGACAACTGCTCAACAACTTTGTCGGTTTCTTCTTGTAACTCCGGAATAACTGAAAAATCAAATTCAATACAAAGGTTTTCACCGTATTTTGGCGCCAACCATCGATTTAATTCGTCTTTAATCTTTAACAGTTCCGGAATAACACAATTTTGATACAACGCCTTTTTAGCTTCCTTCATATTGTTATATGACGACGAATCGGTGTTGTTTAGTAGTTGAACCGGCACGTTGTAGATATTACATAAATCTTTAATACTTGCGTTGTATTGCTCAATCAATGAAACGTCCGCAGCATTCAATCCAAAGTTAACCCACGATAATTTTTTCGGTGTTATAATAACGTCACCGGCATTGTCTGAACCCTGGAATTGTTTTCGGAATTTATCTTTTAATTGTTGCGCTTGAACTTCATTAATGTCGCCTTCGTCACTCATTAATAAACCACGCGCCGTTTGATTTTGTAGATACTTAACACCCGTTTGAACCGCTTCATTGTTTGTTGTTAATGAACGTAAACCCGCACGCAATGGCGATTGTCCGTATAAATGTGAACCCGTTCCATCATAATAAGGGTTAAAATCTTTTATGTGGCAAATTTCTTCAGCCGGTATTTCAAACGTTCCGTTGTATTCTATTTTGTATTTTGAAACCGGCTTCATTATACCGCCGGAAACGATTTCCATAATTTGCGACGGCATCACATAAAGTTCAGTATATTTTCCAACATTGGCGCCGGTGTCCGGTCCTATTCCGTAGATATAGCGGTTTCCCGTTAATTTTCCGAACGCTATTAATTCACCAATAAATGAATTGTAAGATTGCGCCGGATTTGGGCGTTCCAATAATTTATGCAATTCGGTGTCTTGTAACTCAACCAATGAACGTTTTTGTAACATTGCCGCCTTGTGAATTGTTGCAGCGTCAAACGTTCCGGACGTCATTGCTTTATATCTTTTATAATCGTTTTCGTTTGTCTTTTCGTAAACTTGAAACGGAATTGTTGTCGCCGCTTTTGTAATTAAATTAACCAATGAATAAATGGTTGAATTTTTTCTGTACCCCTCTGTAATATAGGAATCGTCATTTTCTGGATTCCAAACGATTGATTCGCCCAACCAATTATAAATTGCGTTGTTGTATTGTTGTGCGGTTTGTTGTGCGTTTTTTGAAATTATAGACTTAAAGCGGTCGAGTAATGATGCCATATTTTATTGATGTATAAAATTTTCGTAAAAATACAAAATTTAAAATTGTTTTTTAGACGACAAAAAATTCAGTTCGGTTTTTGTATTTAGAATAAACGGCGTAACGCAATGCGTCCATCAAATGGTTGTTGGCGTCAATAGGTTTATTTATAATCGTTTCGTCTTTTAATTGCTGCCAATAATACGAATGTTGTTCGCGTTTTAGATTGTTTGATTCGTCACTAACAAACACTTCGTGTTCTTTTATTAAACTAATCCCGGCGCTTATTGAACCCGCACCCTTGACCGCACCTTTTGCCAATATACCCATTTGACGCAATTCGACGATGGATTTTGGTTCAGCGGAATCGCAGT